CATCATTGTAGAGTTTCAAGACGGTGAACAGTTTCGTGTTCTAGTACGTGGTGCAGAACAACGTGTTCGGGGTCTTAAATGGGATCAGAAGCGTCCAGACTTAATACTCTGTGATGACTTAGAAGGTGATGAACAAGTACTTTCTAAAGATCGTCGTGAGAAGTTTAGACGTTGGTTCTATGCAGCTTTGTTACCTTGCCGTAGTCAACATGGTATAGTCCGTATTGTAGGTACAATCCTACATCTAGACTCACTACTAAACAGGCTTATGCCTCCTGACTATGATGGTGATTATACTAAAGTAGAACCACTTAAAGTATACTCAGCACGTAAGAAAGTAGAGTGGAGATCTGTTAGGTACAGGGCACACTCTGAGGACTACACGCAGATACTCTGGAAAGATCGATATACTGCAGAGTTCTTTAAGGACAAGAAGGAAGATTATACTAAACAGGGTATCCCTGAAGTATATGCCCAAGAGTTCTTAAACTACCCAGTTGATGAGTCTACAGCTTACTTTAAACGTACTGACTTTGTAGAAATACCTAAGTATACACTAGAAGCTATAAGACACAAAGAAAAGAAATTAGTGTACTACGCAGCAGTTGACTTTGCGATTAGTACTAAGGAAAGATCAGATTACACTGTTATTGCTATTGGTGGTATTGATAGTGATGGCATAATGAACATCATTGATATGCGAAGAGGTCGTTGGGATGCTCTTGAAATTGTCGATGAAATGTTTGCAGTACAAAAGAAATACGATCCACACTACTTTGTAACAGAGCGGGGTGCGATTGAAAAAGCAATTGGTGCTATCCTACGTAGGGAGCAAATAAGCAGACAGACATATATGAATCTGTTGCCTATGACTCCTACTAAAGATAAGCAATCTAGGGCTAGAAGCTTCCAAGCTAGGTTTAAAGCTGGTGGTGTTAAGTTTGACAAAGGTGCTTCTTGGTATAATGAGCTTGAGGAAGAGATGGTTCGCTTCCCTAAAGCAAGACATGATGACCAGGTAGATGCCTTAAGTTGGTTAGGTCTAGTTGTAGACCAAGTACATGAAGCAGACTCTCCAGAAGAAGAAGCAGAGTACGAATACCAAATGGCCCAATCACAATCTCAGAGCGATGGTAGATCATCGGTAACAGGATATTAGATGAAATTAGATGTAAAACTAAACATTAATAAGATGCTTAACTCACCTAATATCGTAGATATGTTAGATGAGAAGTGTCTTAATACTATTGGTCATAATGTAATTACTGAGTTTTTATTAGACAAAGAGTCTCGTAGTCAGTGGGAAAAACGTGTAGAAGAAGCTATGATGCTTGCTTTACAAGTAGCAGAGACTAAGTCTTTTCCTTGGTCTAATGCTTCTAACATTAAGTTTCCTTTAGTTACTATTGCAGCTTTACAGTTCCACAGTCGTGCTTACCCAGCACTAATTCCTACACAGGACATTATCAAGATTGATTGTGAAGCTGATCCAGAAACTCCACCTGAAGAGCAACAAAAGTATGTAGCTCGTGACAAACGTGTAGAACGTCACATGTCATACCAGATCCTTAAAGAGGATGAGAACTGGGAAGCAGAGATGGACAAGGTACTGATTACAGTGCCTATCGTTGGTTGTGCGTTTAAGAAGACTTACTGGAACTTTAATGAAGACCATCCAGTATCAGAGAACATCTTAGCTAAAGACTTTGTTGTTTCTTACTGGACTAAGAATCTTAAAGACTCACCACGTCAGTCACATGTTTTATATCTAAGTGCTAATGATATCATCTCACGTCAACGTAGAGGTATCTGGTGCGACTTTAAATTAAATCCTGTTGAGACACTACCAAGTGATAACTTAACGGCAGCCCAAGATAAAGCACAGGGTACTAATCAACCTAACAATGATCCTGCAACTCCATATGAGTTCATTGAGCAACATCGTTGGGAAGACTTAGATGGTGACGGCTTTGCTGAACCATACATCATTACTGTTCACAGACAAACAGGTCAAGTAGTTCGTATTGTAGCTAACTACTTTGAGAGTTCAATTAAACGTAACTCTAAAGAAGAAATTATAAACATTAAACCAGAAAGCTACTTTACTAAGTATCCTTTCATTCCATCTCCAGATGGTGGTTTCTATGATATTGGTTTTGGTATCTTACTAGGTCCATTGAATGAGTCAATCAATACCATCATTAACCAATTGGTTGATGCAGGTACAATGGCTAACACTGCTGGTGGTTTCTTAAGCCGTGGTATTAAGATCCGTGGTGGTAACTATAACTTTGCTCCACTAGAGTGGAAACACGTAGACTCTACAGGTGAAGACTTAGCTAAGGGTATCTACCCATTACCAGTGCGTGAACCAAGCCAAGTATTATTCACACTATTAACTACATTAGTTAACTACGGTGAGCGTATCATTGGTGCTACAGATATTATGGTTGGTGAGAACGTAGGTCAAAATACACCTGCTACCACTAGCCAAGCAATGACAGAGCAAGGCATGAAAGTCTTTGCTGGTATCTTTAAACGTATCTATCGTTCATTGAATGAAGAGTTCCGTAAAGTATACCGCTTGAATCAGTTATATCTACCAGATCAGTACTCATTTGGTGGTGGTGGTAAAGTCTATGCATCTGACTATCAGAATGCTCCAACAGACTTACGTCCGTCAGCTGATCCATACATTGTATCAGATACACAACGAGTTATGCAAGCAGAAACACTACGAGCAGCAGCAATGTCTACTCCTGGTTTTAACACCTATAAAGTTATGGTTAGATATCTTGAAGCACTTAAGATCCCTAACATTGAAGAGATTTTGCCTGATCCATCTGGTCCGAATGCCATCCAAAGTGGTCCTTCAGAGAAGATACAGATTGAGCAAATGAAAGCCCAAGAGCGTCAACTCTCAGTACAAATCAAGTTTAAACTTGGTATAATGAAGTTGGCATCTGAAGCTGAGATTAATAAAGCGAAGATAACCAAGTTAGAAGCTGAAGCACTCTATATTTTAGAACAATCTAGTGGTGCAGAACAGAACCAAAAGATAGCATTAATTAATGCCCAAATTGGAGCTCTTAAGTCACATCAGGAAGGTGTTCTTCGTTCTATTGATACAATGATGAAAGCAACTGAGATGACGGGAGAAGCACAGTATGGTTCTGACGCAAGAGGAATTCTTGGATTGGCTGGAGAACCCAGCGACCAAGGCCCTCAAGAAAGCCCTGACCAAGGACAGGGAGTACTTGAAGGAAATGTGGTGTAGGGGAAGCCTTACCAACGAAGAGGAAATAAAAGGTAGGTGTAATGCAATATTAGGTATTCTTAATTTAACTTATGAAGACTTAATAGAAGGGAGTAAAGATGGAGAATAAGAGTGGGATTCACCCTAAGGGGCACCGAGTTCTTATCTATCCAGAACCTGTAGAGAATGTCACTGCTAGTGGTATTATCATCAATACAGGAGATAATATAGAGAGAGAACGACTTGCTCAATTACGAGGCGTCATTGTAGAAATAGGTAGTACGGCTTGGCATGATCAACCAGAACCATGGGTTAAAGTAGGTGATAAAGTCATCTTCGGTAAGTACTCAGGTTTGATTTACAAGGGTGATGATGAACTAGAGTATCGTATTATTAATGACCTAGATATCGTAGCAACAGTTAGTTAAAAGGAAAATAGAGATGACAGATGAAGTAGTAAGTGGACAAGAACCACAGCAAGACCAAGAAGCTCAAGCAGTTAATGAGCAGGTTGCAAAAGAAGCTCGTATGTTTGGCTGGGTACCACGGGAGGAATTCCGAGGCTCAGATGAAGAGTGGGTAGACGCTGAAGTTTTTGTAAAGCGTGGAAAGGAAATCAATCCTATCCTTCGTAAGAACAATGAAATTCTTATGAAGAAGCTTGATGAAAAATCCAAAGAAATTGACAGCATAAAAGCAGACGTTCAGGAATTTAAAAAATTCCAAAAAGAGTCTTTTGATCGTAAGCAAGTAGAACTTGAAGTTCAAATTGCAGAATTAAAGGCTAAGAAACGTGAAGCTATTGCAGAAGGGAATGGCGATTTAGTTGTTGACATTGACGACCAAATCGACGATATTAAAGAAGCACAACGTGAAGCTAAAGAAGAGGCTAAGAAAAAGCCTGAAGAAGTAGCTCAAACGAATACCACAGTTCCAGATGATCCAGCTCTACAATCTTGGTTAGGCCGTAATACATGGTTTGGCGAAGATACAGAGATGACTGATGTAGCTAATGGTCTAGGTGCTTCCGTTCGTAGACAATTCCCTCACCTGTCTGGTCAAGAGTTCTTAAATAAACTTGACGAGAAGATTACAGAGTACTTCCCTCACAAAGTCCTAGGCAATAAAGCTAGGGGTAGTGCAGTAGATAGTACAGGTAATGTTCGAGGCGGTACTGGTAGTGGTAAAAAGTCTTATGACAATTTACCTGCAGACGCAAAAGCGGCTTGTGATCGTTTTATTAAAAACGGTTGGATCAAGTCAAAACAAGAATATTTAGACAGTTACGACTGGAATTAAGGAGAGCAATTATGGCTAAAGCACTTACATTAGACGAGAAAAAAGAACGAGCACTTAGTAGAACTGCAGAAACTCGCCCATCAGGCGAACGTGTACGCAATCCATTCAATGGTACTAAAGCTAAGTTAACCGTTAACAAACAAATCCCTGGATACAAACTGTACATCTTTAATGATGAAGCAGGCCGTATTCAGACCGCACTTGAAGGGGGTTGGCAATTTGTACATCCCGATGAGGTGGGCGGTGTTGGAGAGAGAGTAACGTCAGGTAATACTGACCTAGGAGATAAAGTTAGGTTCCTTGTAGGAACATCCGAGAAAGGCGATGGAGCTTATGCCTACCTGCTTAAAATTAAGCAAGAGTGGTGGGACGAAGATCAAGCTGCATTGCAAGAACGTAATGACTTGGTAGATGATGCTATCCGTAGTGGAACGAACGCTAAATCTGGTACTAATACAGAAGGCTTCTATACACCTCGTGAAGGTATTAAGTACCAAACTCGATAATTTTTTTAGGAGTCTTTTAAATGGCTAACGTAAATACCCCTCGTGGGTTGTCACCAGTAGGTACCATTACTGGCGCAGCTTACAACGAACAGGGTCGTCTCTACGCTATTGCTAACGACGGCACTAACACATACGCTATTGGCGATGTTGTTAAAGTTGCTGGCGGCAGTGATGCTTCAGGCGTTCCCTACGCAACAAAAGCAGCAACCACAGATACACCAGTAGGTGTTATTGTTGGTATTCGTGTTTCTGATCCAAGTACATCTCTAGTAGGTACTACTTTGGCTCTTAACACAATCTACTTACCTCTAAACTCTGGCTTACGCTACGTTTATGTTGTAGATGATCCATCTGTTATTTTCCAAGTAGAGTCTGATGCAACTGGTGTTTCAGCAGCTAATGTATTTAGTAATACAGGTCTAACGATCACAGCTAACCAAACATCTCTAGCTCAATCATCTCCACTATCTAGCACAGTAGTTGCTGGTGCTTCAATTAAAGCTATTGGTACTTCTGGTTCATTGGCATTGCCATTGCAAATCATTGGTCTAGAGCAAATTGAAAACAACGCTGCTGGCGCTTACGCTAACGTATTGGTTAAATGGAACAAACATCAGTTCCTAAATCCAGTTGGCACTGCTTAATAATTAGGAGAATAATATGGCTGGTATAATTACTACAGCAAGTCACCCAAAGGCTCTCTGGCCTGGGATTAAGGCTTGGTGGGGTCAAGTTTATGACGAACATGCGACAGAATATGACAAATTGTTCGATTCAGATACTTCCTCAATGAACTATGAAGAAGACGTACAATTAACAGGTTTTGGTCTTGCACCTCGTAAACCTGAAGGTTCAGGCGTTTCATATGACTCAGAGATCCAAGGTTTCACAACTCGTTACACACACATTGCTTACGCTTTGGGTTACATCGTAACGAAAGAAGAATTGGATGATAACTTGTACGAGCAAGTCTCTCGTCGTCGTGCTGCAGCTCTAGCAATGTCTTTCCGTCAAACGAAAGAGAACGTTGGTGCTAACGTTTACAACCGTGCATTCAGTGATACGTATACTGGTGGCGATGGTGTTTCTTTATGTAACACTGCTCACCCTAACGTCTCTGGCGGTACTTTTGCAAACAAACCATCAGTTGACGCTGACTTGTCTGAAGCTTCTCTAGAAGATGCTTTGATTGCAATTATGGGCTTCCAAAATGACCGTGGTCTTTTGATCAATGTTATGCCACGAAGCTTAATTGTAGCTCGTCAAAACTGGTACAATGCAAATCGTATCTTAAAATCTACATACACTCCAGGTTCTGCCGACAACTCTATCAACGTGTTGAAAGCAACTAACGCACTACCAGAAGGCATCGTAATGAACCATTACTTGACTTCTCCAAATGCATGGTTTGTACGTACTAATATCCAAAACGGTTTGAAATACTACAGCCGTGTTGGTATTCAATTCGACCAAGACAATGACTTTGATACCATGAATGCGAAAGCAAAAGGTTACGAGCGTTATTCATTCGGTTGGACAGACCCACGCGCCATCTACGGTGTTAACGGTCCGTAATTAGGTTAAGGGGCGGAAGGCTTAAAACGCTTTTGTAAGTCCCCTCCTACTCTTGTAGAGGAAATAAAATGTCATACCCAATTCAAGAAGCAAAGGGCAAACGCCCTCCAGTACCACCAATTAAAAAGAAATAAATTATTATCTAGGAATCTCGCTTATACAGACTGTCCTAGCAGACGTTATAGAGACGGTATAAGCTAAGTGCTATAACACGTAAAGGAATTTAAAAATGGCAAATACACACTTCAGTGGCCCAGTAAACTCAGAGAATGGTTTCGTAGGTGACTTCACTGGTAATGTAACTGGTTCAGTAACACTACCTACTTACACAGTAACTACAGCTAATGCTCTAACACCTAAAACAGCTGGTAAAGTAATTTATGTAAGCAATGGTTTAGCAGGTGCTCCATGTTTAGCAGTAGGCAATGGTACAATTTGGGTTTCTCCAGCTGGTACAGCAATCGCAGCATCTTAATTAGGAGGTCAACATGGCTAATGTAACCTCAATTCAAATCCTAGAAGATGGTGACCGTAATGTGGTTGCTAAACTTGTAGGTAAACTAGACACAGCTAATGCTACACTAGCTACTCTCCTAGATCCAGCAACTCTTGCTTCAGTTAATGCATCAGCAATGAACCCTCAAAAAGCTAGCACTCTAGCTATTGAGACTGTTACTTTTGATATTGAAGATGGTTTAGTTGTTAGACTTTGGTGGGATGCGGATGTAGATGTGCCTATCTGGTACTTCTCAGGTCGTGATAAGATGAACATGGAGTTTACTACATTCTTGCAAAACAATGCAGGCACAGGTAAAACAGGTAAAATCTTATATGATACTGATGGGTATACAACAGGTACTAAGTACTTTTCAATGACAATTCAGTGTATTAAACAGTGGAGCTAACATGGAAGAGATCATAGGGTTGCTATTTTATGCCCGAACCATAACTCACAGAGAACATCTTAAAACTAAAAGTTATGCTCAACATGTGGCTCTAGGATCTTTTTATGATGATGTAATTGATGTAGCTGATAAACTAGCAGAAGCTTATCAAGGATATGCGGGTGTCATGAAAGACATCCCAGTATTCTCTAAAGTTCCTACTGAAGCTATCGACGACTTTCTTGAAAAACAAATGAAGTCAATTGAGAAACTAAGAGTTGATGCTTGTGAGTTGTCAGCTATACAAAACATCATTGATGAAGTTATTAGTTTATACTTAAGTACACTTTATAAATTACGTAATCTATCATGATAACCACACAAACTAAAGTAAAAGAAATGGTACTCTCAGCTGTTATTACTAGAGCAGATGGTACAGTTCAGGATCTAGGTGCTATACAATACTGGCATTCAAATCCTATTAAACGATTTATTTGGAGAATTAAAAAATGGCTACACTACTAGTTAATACAGGTAAAGCTGTTGTTACTAATCGTATTAAAGGCTCTGGTACTGAACCTAACTACTTAGGTTGGGGTACAGGTGCAGGTACGACTAGTGCTACTGATACTACTTTGTTTACTGAGACTGGCTCACGTACTGCTGGTACATCTACACAACAAACTACTTCTACCACTAATGATACATATCAAGTTGTAGGTACACTAACTGCAGGCGGTAGCGTTACTGTTACCAATGCTGGTTTGTTTGATGCTTCTACAAGTGGTAACTTATTTGTTAAAGGTGATTTTACTGGTATTGCCTTAACTGGCGGTGACAGTATTCAGTTTACTTTCAAAACACAATTTAGTTAATTTGAATAGGAGCCTGAGCTATGGCTCTTAATCAAGCAGCAATTAATAAAGGTGTAATTAATGGAGCAGCTGGTGGTAATGTATTTACCCAGGCTTTGACTGTAGTATCTTCTGTAACAGCAAGTATTCTAAAAGCTGCTACAAAAACATTATCATACTCACAGACAACCATTGCTAGTATTGTTAAGGGAGTTACTACGACACTAACCAGTCTAGTAACCTCAACAGTAACCCTGCTTAAAGATGCAATTAAAACTCTTTCAGCTAGTGTTACTAATACTGCAACATTACTTAAAACAGTCGGTAAGAACCTTACAGCTAATTTAGTAACATCAATATCAACTCTTTCTACAGTAACAGCAAGATTCTTAACCTTAACTTATAATAGTATTACTACTAGTTTATTTGTTAGGGCTATAAGTAAAACTCTAGAAGACTTTGAAGTTGCTGTTGCTACAATTATTACAGCTACTAACAGACTTATTACTTTATTAGCTTACTCTGCATCTAATGTGTCGGTAACTAAATCTATTAGTTTATCATTTACAGTTTTACAAAGTTCTATAGCAACTTTAAGAAAAGGTGTTCAAAGTACTTTTTCTGTATTAGTAAGTTCTTTATCTACTCTAGAAACACATTTATTCTTCTTTAAAGATATGATTGTTACTAGTATGGTCACGGCAAGCATTACAAGGGCCTACAGCAAACTTTTAGTTGTTTTTAATACCAGCATATCAACTGTTGTTAAAAACGTCTCTAAGACGCTTTCTGTGCTTTCAAATGTTCTACTTGTTCTAATTCCAAATAGAATTTACTTTTCTGGACTATTAAGTAAAACTTATATATATGCTGCAGAAAGAATTCGTTCTGTAAGTCTTAAAAAAATACGAACCCTTTACTCACAGTCTAAGAGTAATAGGTTATAACTTTAAGGATATAACAATATGAGTGGAACATTCACTTATAAATTAACCACAGAATCCGAACTCTTTTCTTTCAACTATAGTCCTGTACTTGCTGTTGGTGAAACTATTCTTACAGCAGAATGCACAATCCAAGTTAAAGATGGATCAGATCCAAACCCAAGTGCTATTATGGTTGGTTCTCCAGCTATAAGTGGATCTGTAGTTGTTCAGCGTATATCAGGTGGTCTTAGTGGTGTGATCTATCGTCTTGAGATGACAGTGACAACTAGCTTAACTAATACCTATACACTAGTAGGCGACTTATCTGTTTATACTCCTCTAGAGGTTTAGAATGAGTTATACACCTAGATACGATCATGGTGACTGGATTGCAGATTGTGATATCTGTGGTCGTAAATACAAGGCAAGTCAACTAATTAAACGCTGGGATGGTTTAATGTGTTGTGAGGATGACTGGGAAATCCGTCAACCACAAGACTTTGTACGAGGTGTAGCTGATACTCAGATTGCTCCTTGGTTACGTCCAGAACCACAAGACCAGTTTATACTTGTTACAATAGCTCAATGGCTTGTATATGCTAGCACAACAGTTAATACTCTAATAACACAGTTCATTGAAGGTCCTGCTAGACAAAGGACTACTAGTCTTGTTTCAGTAGTTCTTAGTTTTGTTAGAGTACTTCCAGTTTCTGCAGGAGCACGAGAAATAAATGGCTCATCACTTAATACAAATTCAATAGGATAAAATATGTCATCTTCATATTTATTTACCAATAACGCTGCTACGACTTTAGCCTCAGGTATTTCATCTAGTGCTACTAGTCTAACAGTGCTTAGTGCTACAGGTGGTTTGTTTCCAAACCCAAGTGCAGGGCAGTTCTTCTTCTGTACTCTTCAAAATACAGCTGGTACAGTTGTTGAGATTGTCAAGGTTACAGCTAGGTCTACTGATACCTTCACTATAGTCCGTGGTCAAGAAGGTACTACTCCAGCTGCTTTTATTACTGGTGATAAGGTAGAACTACGACTTACTGCTGGTGAACTAACTCAACTTTTTTCTGGTGTTGCTCAAGGTGGTGGTACAGATCAAGTACTAATTGAGAATGCTACAACAGTAACAACAAGCTACACACTAACTACAGGTCGTAATGCAATGTCTGTAGGTCCTATGACTATTAGTGGTGGTGCAAGTGTTACAGTTCCAAGTGGTCAACGCTGGTTAATTCTCTAAGGAAAACATATGGCTAGTTCGATAAATGCAATAACAACTGGAGTAGGTGGTGTAGTAACCACTGGAGATAGCTCTGGTGATTTAAACATACAAAGCGGTGGCTCTACTAAGATTGCTGTGACATCAGCAGGTGTAGCGGTTACTGGTTTAGCTAAGGCATCGTTACCTACAGGTAGCGTATTGCAAGTAGTGCAAAGTGTTTTTACAGCAGGGTCTTTAATAGCTTCTACAAGTTATACCGCTACTGGGTTAGCAGCAACAATTACACCAATAAGTGCTACAAGCAAAATACTTGTTATGGTTGAGGCTTGGCACGGGGTAACAACAACAGGTGCATTTAGTGCAATCACTACTTTATTCAGAGGCACGACAGCAGGAACAAATTTAGGGGATAGCACTTATGGATTTGGTTATTTTGCAATATCAGGAGTAACTTCTTTTGCAGACAGGGGGGTTTTGACTTATTTAGACAGCCCAGCAACTACTTCAGCAACTACTTATACCTATGCGGCTAGAGTTAATAGTATTACTTGCTCTATTGAAACAAGTGCAATTTCAGTAGCCATTCCAGCAACAATAACACTAATGGAGATAGCAGCATAATGACACTTCAATCTATATTTAAGCTATATCCGCAAGTTACTGTTATCTATGGTGACGAAGCCTTTGACGCTGATGGCAACCTAGTCGCATACGACCTAGACCTAGTTCAAGCAGAACAAGAAGCAGAAGCCAAGCGTCAAGAGGCACTAGCCTACCTAGCATCAACAGATTACATGATGACAGCAGACTACGACAAAGACACTACAGCAGTTCGTGCGTTAAGGGCGGAAGCTCGTAATGTAATAAGAGGAGTTAACTAAATGCCAGTACTTTTAGCAGGAGCGACAAGCGGTGTAACGACTGTACAAGCTACAGATGCAGTTACAGCAACAATAACATTGCCATCAGCAACTGGCACTTTACTGTCATCAGGCACAGCAGTAACAGTAGCCCAAGGTGGTACAGGTGCAACAACCTTAACAAGTGGTTCAGTCTTAGTTGGTGCAGGCACAAGTGCTATTTCAAGTGTAGCACCAGGCACATCAGGTAATTTACTTACATCAAATGGTTCAGCATGGGTTAGTTCAACGCCTGCAGGTGGCGGTGTTACATCCTTAAACGGACAAACAGGTGCGATTACCAATACTTCACTTTATGCTATTGGTGGATATGTATGCGGAAGACCGCAAAATACTACAAGTTATTCCGTTGATTCAACCATTGCGGGAAGTTCCTTATATGCAGCCCCAACTGGAACATATTGGGATGGTAGTCTTTGGATTAACTCCGCATCTTCAAATGTTCCTGTTTCTTTAGTAAATACTGGAACATGGCGATGCGTAAGTCCTGCAAGTCAAGCCAATGCGGGAAAAAATTATTCAGGTATTTGGGTTCGGATTAGTTAAGGAAAAATTATGGAATACACAAGCGTAACAAACCCTATTTGGGCAGATGCAGAACATAGTGCAATTAACTGTATTGTTGATTTTGTTGATGTAGGCACAGTTCCATTTACAGCCAATCCATTAGACACAAGCAATCCTAGTTCAAAACAAATCTTTGATGAATGTGTTGCAGGTGACTATGGTCCTGTAGCTGAGTATATACCTCCAGCTCCTTATGTGCCAACAGCAAACGATAATAAAAACACAGCAGTAAGCCTATTGCAAGGTACAGACTGGACACAAATACCAAGCGTTAGTGACCCCTCACTTAGCAATCCGTACTTGGCTAACAAATTAGCATTTGATCAGTATCGTAATGATGTGCGTCAATATGCTGTTTACCCAGTAGAAGGCAATGTTACATGGCCTACAGTTCCAGTTGAAAACTGGGTTAAAGTTTAAAAGGATAAAATATGGCTATAGTTTTAGACGGAACGGCAAATACGGTAACACCTTTAAATGGTGTGTTGGGAGCAACTACTCCAGCAGCAGCTAGTGTTACAACACTTAATGCTAGTGGAGTTATTACTGGCAATGGTTCAGGCTTAACAAATATAGCTGCTCCAGCAGCATTATCTACTGCTAGTGGCTCTGCGCCATCTTATTCAGCAAGGGCTTGGGTCAACTTTAACGGAACAGGAACGGTTGCTATTCGTGCTAGTGGTAATGTAAGTTCAATAACAGATAATGGCACAGGAACATATACAGTAAATTTTACAAATGCTATGTCTGATATAAACTACACAACCAACGCAACGATAAGTCAAGTATATGCCGTATCAAACAATCTTGTGCTTATTAATACTAATGCAAGTGGTGAAGTTGCCCCTACAACATCGGCTGTTGCTGTAATTTGCCTTAGTAATGCGGGAACTGTCGCAGATGTAAAGTATTTTAGTGTTTCAGTTTTTAGATAAGGATAAATTATGAAACGAATTATTTACAAAACAGCAGAAGGTGGAGTAGCTATAATAGTTCCTACACTTGAGTATTTAGAAACACACACTATTGAGGAATTAGCAGAGAAAGATGTTCCTGCTGGGGCTAAATTTAAAATTGTAAACACATCAGATATTCCATCTGACAGAACATTTCGTGACGCATGGGAGTTTGCAGCATGATTACTATTAATATAGACAAAGCTAAAGAAATTACTAAGGCACGATTACGCACAGAGCGTGAGCCTTTACTTGTAGCTCAAGATGTGGCATTCCAACGTGCATTAGAAAGTGGTGCAGATACAACAGCTATTGTTGCAGAAAAACAACGCTTGCGTGATATTACTAAAGCTGTAGATATTTCAAAAACATTAGAAGACTTAAAAGAGCTGAAAGCATAATGGAAAAAATAATAGCTAAACTCAACGCTTTCCTAAGCAAGTTCTGCATCTTATGCAAAGTACCTTGCGACAAGCAAATGCACTTTATCTGTGGCTTTATCATAGCTGCTATACTGACACCATTCATCGGCTTCTATGCTGTTGTTGTCGTGGCTATTATTGCGCTACTTAAAGAGATATACGATGCACTACATCCTGACAAGCACACTGCTGACTTTTGGGATTGGGTAGCAACTACTCTAGGTGGCTTGGTTGGCTTTGTTGTTATATCATTAATTTAATAGAGAGCTTTTCATGGATCAAGGTATACTTAACATTGCAATCATGACAACAGGCTCAGTCTTTGGCTGGATCTTAAGAATGTTATGGACTGCATCACAAGAACTAAAAGCAGACTTAGCTAAACTTCGTGAAGAGTTGCCTAAGGACTACGTATCAAAAGACGATTACCGTCAAGACATCAAAGAACTTAAAGACATGATTAGTAAGTTATTTGATATTTTAGAGAGCCGTCGATGAACTTGACTCCGCACTTTACTCTTGCGGAACTTACAGTTACTAACAAACCTTTAGATAATACACCTTCTAAAGAGATGGTTGAAGTTCTTCGTACTACTGCTTTTCACATGGAAAGAGTCCGAGAACTGTTAGGTAATGTTGCTATTAAAGTAAACAGTGCCTACCGTAGTCCAGCAGTAAACAAGGCTGTAGGTGGCTCTAAGACTTCTGCACACACTCTAGGCTATGCTGTAGACTTTACAGCTTACGGACATACTCCCCTAACTATTGCTAATACTCTTGCTAAGAGTGATCTTAAGTTTGATCAGCTTATCTACGAGGGTACTTGGGTTCACATTAGTTTTGATCCTAAGATGCGTAGAGAAGTTCTTACTGCTAAGTTCAAAGATGGTAAAGCAACTTACTTGAAAGGAATTGTATAATGTGGTCAGTACTATTTCCAGCATTACTTCCAGCACTAACAGATGGTGTTCGTGGTATCTTTGCTAAGTTTACTGGAGGAGCAGGTGGTACTCCTCAGAACGTATCAGAACGTATTCAGTTAATGCAAGCTGAAACAGAAAGACTTAAAGCACTAGCAGAGATTGACAGGCCAGTAGGAGAACCTGATAAATGGGTTACGAACTTAAGAACTAGCTTTCGTTATGTAACAATTATTTTAATTTGGTTTGCAACGATAGGAGCTGTTTTTACTCCTGAGGTAGACCACGCTATCACTGTTATCTTATTGGACCTCTCAGGGGCCTGCATGTCGTTTGTAATAGGTGAACGGATGTATCTTTCTTTAAAGAGATAAACTTTATTCAAAGGATTTAAAATGGCAACATCAGGAACTACAAGTTTCTCAGTAACAAGAAATGATATTATCTCAGCTTCACTACGCTTATTAGGTGTTCTTGAAGAGGGTGCTAACCCTAATCCTACTGCTATTGAAAATGCAAGTCTTGTTCTTAACATGATGATTAAGGACTGGATGACTGATGGTATTAAACTATGGACAACTACAGAAATTGTTCTACCTTTAGTAGCAGGTCAAACTTCTTACAGCATTGGTCCTGAAAGTTCTAATGACTTAGTGACAAACAAACCACTTCGTTTAATTCAAGCTTTCTTACGTAACATGTCAGTAGATCCGTACATTGATATGCCTATGACTTTAATTTCTGAACAAGAGTACAATATCTTAGGTTCTAAGTTCAGTGAAGGTGCTATTAACTCTGTGTACTACAAGCCTTATGTCAATCATGGTATTGCCAAGGTTTTCTTGACACCTAACACTTCAACAGCTGAAGACTATGAACTACATTTAAATGTTCAACGTCCAATTGAGGATATTACAAGTGCTAATCAAACATTTGATTTTCCCTCAGAATGGTACCAGTCCTTGCGTTGGGGCCTAGCTGCTGAATTAGCCTCAGAATATGGCTTGACAACTGAACGAATATCTGCTATAATATCTAGATCAAACTCATATAAAGATAGACTAGCGGCTTGGGATACTGAGTACAATAGTACTTTCTTCCAACCAGACGTTCGGATGAATCAGCATGCCTACCGTTAGACTTCCACTAGCCTTTCCAATACAGAGTCGTCAAGCAGATCCTTTTAAAGATGCTAAGATGGTCAATGCCTACAAAGAGGCTGATCAAGTTCTTAAAAGGCCTGGACTGTCATATCTTACAGTAGATCCTGTTCTACCTACTGACGTTGGTCAAGGTGTCTTTGCTTATAATCAAGCTCTATTTACTTGTATTAATAACGAACTATATAAAGTAGAAGCAGGTGTATCTACTCTTATAGGTAGTATTACAGGTGATGTTAAGCCTTTATACTGGACTTCTACATTTAATAATAACTATCTGTTCTTTCATAACCAATCTAAAGGTTACGTTTATGATGCAGTTGGTGGTTTAAATGAGATTACTACTCCGTTTTTTCCTACAAACTTAGTTCCAGGTGTAGGTTACCTAGATACTTATGTAGCAGTTATGAACGTTGATGGTAGAATCTATACATCAGATCCTGCAGATCCTACTACATGGAATGCTCTTAACTATGTATCTACAACAAGTCAACCAGACTTGGCAACAGGTATATCTAGTCACTTGAACTACATTGTAGCCTTTAACCAATGGTCTATGCAGTTCTTCTATGATGTTGGTACGTCAACAGGATCACCTTTGTTATCAAACGCTTCAGCTAATCTTGAGATTGGTTGTGCTAATGGTAACTCACTTGTTAAATTTGAACAGACACTAGCGTGGGTGGGTCAGTCAAATACAGCAGGTAAAGGTGTTTACCTTCTTAATGGTATTGTTCCAATCAAAGTATCTAATCAGTTTATTGATAAGTACTTGGATGCTGATACTTGTGAGAGCTGTAAAGCTACTGGCATTAAGTACAATGGTCATAGTTGGTATATACTAACTTTACCTGATTCTGATCTTACCTTTGTGTACGATATCGATGAGAAGATCTGGACATTCTGGTCTTCTGTTCAGAATGGCCTTGAACAGTACTTTGTTGGTAACTATGCTACTTCTTTGAATGGTCATTCTTACTTACAAGATAGTGTCAATGGTGAGCTTTACATGCTTGACCAAGAGACTTACTTAGATGCTGATGGAGTTATTAACTTTAGGTTAGTGTCTCCTCTTATAGATGCTGAGACTCAGTACCGTAAGACTATCATTCGTGTTGAGATGATTGGTGACAAGACTGATACAGTCCTTAGGATTAGACACACGGACAATGACTATCAAACGTGGTCTATGTATCGTAGTGTAAACTTAAGTGATTCTCGACCTGTACTCTTTCAAAATGGTATAACTCGACGAAGAGCTTATGAGTTCTTTAACAATGATAATACCTTTATTCGTTTAGCTTTCTTAGAACTAGACTTAACAGTCGGTGATAACTAAAGTGGACTATATAGAAGAATACGTAAAACATCCAGTACTAATCAAAGAAGACTACACAATATACTTTCAGTACAAAGATGACTATATTATAGTTCATTGTGATGTTGATAGATGGTCTAAGACCGTAATGAATAGATTGATACTTGACAGTTTCTATTTATTTAAGATTCAAGAAAAGCCAATATATGCTTTTCACGATGTTCAAGATAAGAAGCATTTAAAATTTATAACACGTATGGGGTTTACTTCAGTTGTTTGTGAAGTATCTACAGAAGATGGGAATAGACTAATGTTCCAATGGGAAGGTATTTGATATGGGAAAAGTATTTAAAACGGTAGCCAAAATTGGTGGTGCTGTAGTAGGTGGCATAACTGGTGGACCAGCTGGTGCAGTTGCTGGGTATAATCTTGGTTCTTCTATTGGTGGAGCTGTCAGTGATATTGCTGGAGGTGGTTCTTCTAATAGCACTCAACAAGGTAATATAGCTAATGGGGCTTACTATGACCCATTTGGTGCTTCACGAGGTATTTATGCTGCTAAGTTAAATACTCTTATGAGTGATCCAGCTGAAGCTGCTAAAATGGTTAAAGCTTCTATTCCATACACGGAAGGTATGGCTTCAGGTGAGCGTGCTCTAAGGGCTAACTTAGCTCGCACTGGTCAGACTCAGTCTGGTGCAGAACAAATTGCATTTAGTAACTTAGGTCAAGACTTCTTTACTAAATCTTATCAAGACTTATACAATCAGTTCTCTACTTTGTCTGGTGCTACACAGGCTCCAATGAGCATGGCTAGTGCTAACCAACTTGGTGCTTCTCAAGGTCGTTTACAAGATCAAGCTTATGGACAAGCTATTGGTGCAATTGGTGATATCTTCACTAGCACTAGTGGTGGCGGTGGTATTAATATCGGAACTATGCCTAATCCTAATATGGGTAGTAGCTATGCTCCAGGTGCTATAAGTTATGCTCCCACAAATACTAATTTTGGTATGGGTGGTTATGTAGGACCTTCAAACATGGGTGGTGGTCTTGTTGGACCTTCTTGGGCTTAAAGGAAAAAGATATGCCAATATTAATGTCAGATGTATATGCAGGTCAGCAAGGTGCTATTGATACTAGAAATAAGCGCATGCTTGAAGAAGAGAACAGATTAAAACTTGCAGAGTTAATGCGTGTTCGTGATGAAGAAGCTGCGGCTAGGGATATTAAAACTAAGATTGCTAATCAAATTCTAGATAAGCAAACTCAACCTGAGTACGTTCCTCCTGCTGTAGGACAAGGTCAAGGTTTAATACCTCAAATGCCTCCTACTAATGCTCCTGAAGGCATGGTTCCTCAAGAGGGTTTAACAGGCCTTGGTGGTATGTCTACTCCTCAACAAGGACCTATGGGTTTACAACCTGAAGAAGGTCTTACTGGTTTAGGAGGTATGTCTACACCTACAGGTATGGCTCCTGAACAAGCACCTATGGAACAAGCTGCTCCAACTCAAGGCACTATAATGTCTGCCTTTGATTCTTCTGGAGTTGCTGCTACTCAAGCTATGTCTAAAGTAGACCAAGTTAAACAGGCTGCTATGGAAATGCGTAAAGCAGGTTTGCATGATGAAGCTGATAAGTACGAAATGAAAGCGTACAAGCTTCAAGGTGCTGCTGATGATGCTCAAAAGACACACTTAGAACTAGCTGAAAAAGTATCTGACTATATTGGTAGTCAAGCTAATGGTTACTTAAGTGCTATTAAAAATCCAAATGTTAATCCTGAAGCTGCTTGGCAGCGTGTGCTCTTAAACTTAAGTGCCAATGGTATTGACATTGAAGAAGAAATGGCTGTGCCTCCTGAGCAACGTAAGGCTTATGCAGAACAAGCTGCAGCATCTGCTGTTTCTAGCAAAGATCAAATAGCTTTACAAAGAACTCTTTTAGCTGAAGCTGGTAAACAACAACGGGCTAATCAATCTGAGAATCTTCGTAGAGAAATTCAAACTGAAAAGACTAGGGAACAGGCTCTTAACAGAGATCTTAAAACACGTCGTCTATCTCTTTCAGAAAGTAAGCAAGCTCTTGCTGAGAAAAAAGCTAACTACGAAGCTCTTAAAGATGATGTTAAATTAAAACTAGATGCATCTAAAGTACAACTAGATCAAGTTAATAAAACAATTGATGACTATACTACTCGTAAACTAGAACTAGATAAAGGTAACTTATACTTTGATTCTAGGGGTATTGCTATTTCTAGTGATGACGAAGAAGTTCGTGCTCAAGAATCTAAATTCCTTAATGATCAAATTGCTTTACTAACAAGCAGGAAAGCTGATCTAACTGGTACTGTTGAAGATTTATCTACAGAACAGTCTGAACTTTCTAGAACATTTGCTGGTCTTGAAAAAGAACCTGGTGCTAAACCAGAAGCTAAAGCTACTACAGGTAAGTTTGTTTATACTTCTAAAGCTGATGCTGCTAGCCGTAAGAACTATGAAGCTTTTATGGAACAGACTAAGTCTATTAAAGATCCAGCAGAACGCTCTCGTGTACAGGTAGCTGCTCAAAACAGAATGTTAGAGAACCAGTATATTAAATCTAAATAAAGGAAGTTAAATGGCTCTTAGCTTTGATGACCTACTTCCTTCTATAAGTAGTCAACCTGCTCCTGTAACTCCTCCTGCTAATACAGATGTCTCTCAACAAAACTTAACAAAGTTTCTAGACTTTACAAGTAAGTCTGAGGGAGCTGATTACAATACTATAGTCGGTGGTAAATCTTTTGAAGACTATTCCAGACATCCTGGAGTCGTCGGTCTTACCACGTCTGCTGGTCCTAGTACTGCAGCTGGTAGGTATCAGATTACTAAGACAACATACGATGATGTTGCTTCTAAACTAGGGATCACAGACTTCTCTCCTGAAAGTCAAGACAAGATTGCTCTTGAGCTTATTCGTAGAAAGAATGCTCTTGAGGATGTTCAAGCTGGTAGATTCCCTGAGGCTATTAAAAAGCTAGGTGGTACATGGGCTAGCTTCTCTTCTAGTAAATATAATCAACCTAAGAACACAGCTGAAAAAGAAGCAAAGCTTCTAGCTGGATCTAAAGGTGCTTTATCATTTGATGATCTTTTACCTGCTACTAAGGACTCTAAGGGTTCAGTATCTTTTGATGACTTAATGCCTAAAGAAGAGAAACAGAACTGGTTAGGTACTGGTCCTGAAATGACTACAGGCGAGTACTTTAAGTCAGGCTTTGTTGGACGTTTCTTATCAAATGCTGAACACCTTGACGAACTTGATAAACAAGCTCAAGCTAAAGTTTTAGCTACCTATGGTAAAGGTATTAAAGAGAACACAAGTAAATATCGAGGTCTTGTTAAACAAGAATTAGACTCTTTAGTAAATCAAGAAAAAGTAAAGGCTCAGGAAGAAGCTAAGGCTAATCCTACTCCTAGTATTGGTGAGTCCTTTAAACAGTTTGGTCAAGAGCTTGTTGATAGTCCTTGGAAAACAGCTAAGAGTTTCTTATACGAACTTGGCAAAGACCCTGAGTTACTTCTACTAGGTGCTGGTGGAGGTGCTGTAGAGGCTGCAACAGCTACAGGTAAACTAGCTAAGACTGCTCAAGCTGCTAAGACTATTGGTGCTGCGGCAGTTAAACCTGCAGCTACTGGTGCTACTCTTGAAACTCTTGCTGAAACAGGTAGTCCTGCTGGATTTGATCCTCAGGCTATTGCAAATACTGCTGCTATGTTTGGTGCCTTTGGCTCTACTATGAAAGCTGGTGGTATGGCTTTAAAAGCAGTCAAAACGCCTACTGGTGGTAAACCTAAACAGCCTTATACTGAAGCTGAGTTTGAAACAGAGCTTAATAAGGCAGAACAAGAAGTTCGTAATATGGGTGGTGAGCCTGCTCCTAAAACAGAAGCAAAGGCTGAAGCTCCTAAAGCATCTGAAGAAGCTACTAAAATACTGGAAGATGATCCTAGCCTAGCAGAAGCTGGTGACGTATTTAAAGGTGATACAACTACAGAACAGACCCCTGTTAATGTTATACACCGTGTGATAGCTGATACCATCTTAAACAATAGAGCTGCTCGAATACTTAGAGAGTCTCTTGAACGTATGGTTCCTAATAAAAAGATTAGGGAACGTATGACTATGGCTATTGAAGGTGCTAAGGAAACTGATCGTCTTCTTACTGATGTTGAGAAGAATGAGCTTCTTTACGGTACTGGTAAAGTAAAAGCAGGTACACAGTTTGTAGACAAGGGTCTTACTGGTGCTTTAGAAGGCATGTACAGGAAGTACACTCAAGGTGCTTTCAAAGACGAAGCTGAACGTATTGCTTATAAGGAACGTTTAGACAAGCTTGAGTATACTGTTAACATGCTTAAAGAGTTACCTTCTGAAGAGAATGCTATCAAGGTTCTTAAAGTAATTCAGGACAGACTTCGTGTTATTGGTGAACAAGCTAAGACAGAAGGTTTGTTTGATCAACTACGTCAAAACTATGTTACTCACGTATTAGATTTCTCTGATAGTACTTTATCTAAAGCTCAACAAACATCCTTAAGAGACCGTATTCTAGGTGGGAAAGAAAGTCGTTTTGTTCGTGACTTCTCACAACATCGTATCTATAAAACTATTCGTGATCTTGAGAAACGCTTGTATGAAGCTGGTCAAGAGATGGGTCTTGATACTCGTGGTGTTAAGGTTCAACGAGACATAGCTAGGATTGCTGAGATCTATCAGCAGTCTATGATGAATGCTGTTATTCAAAAGAAAGCTATTAACTTCTTAGCTAAACAGAAGGCTCCTTTACTTGATGGTAAGCAGTTAGAGCTTCTTACTAAAGATCATAAAGTAGCTTTTGAGAATGGCTATGTTAAGTTTACTGGACGTGGGTCTGAAGCACTTAAAGATTACATGGTTCATCCTGATCTTGTAGATGCTCTTGGCTATTTGTTTACTGAAAAAGATCCTGGTATAGTACTTAAAATATTAAGTGGTGTATCTATGTTGTCTAAAACAATTACAACAATGGCATCACTATTCCATGCTACTTCCTTGGCTCTAGCCCGTGCTGGTGCTACTCCTTATGGCATGCTTAAAGAGGGAGTTAAAGGGTTCTCTGGAACTAGGGCAGCTCTTGAGACTATTCGTCATGATGGTTTAAGTAAAGAAGTAGATGCTTGGACTAGGTCTGGTCTTAAGTTTGAGACAGAAGACATTCAACAAGGTATACTACCAGAGTTTGCTAAGAACTTAGATAACTTTGTAACTAAACTAGCTACTTCAGAAGATGTCCGTCTTACACGAAGAGTGATTGATCCTCTTGATGCTAATGTATTACAGACTTTAAATACATTTACTTGGGACTTCATGCATTCTGCAGGTAAGTTTGCAACTGCTCAGTATATCTTTGCTAAGATTAAAACTCGTAATCCTGAAATGCCTGATAATGTTATTAGGGATGAGGTATCTGCTTTTGTTAATAATACCTTTGGTGGTCTTGACTGGTTAAAAATAGCTGATGAAGTTCAGAACAAAGTACTTAAAAAGCTAGCTATGGTAGCTTATAGTAATCGTGGTAGAACATGGTTGCAGATTGCTATGTTTGCTCCTGACTGGACTATATCTACTCTTCGTTCTTACTCTAAAGCTTTACCTAAAGATTTACTTAAACCTCAAAACTGGCAAATTAAAGAAGGTGCTAAAGGATTATTTAATCCTAAGACATCAGGTGATTTGGCTAGACGCTATGTAGCTACTACTGGTTTAATGTGGTTAACACTTCTTAATGGTATTAATATGGCTACATCTGGTCATTATATGTGGGAGAATGATGATCCTACACGTATTGACTTAGGTGATGGTACTACCATGCAGGCTGCTAAACACTCTATGGAAGGTCCTCACTGGTTAATGCACCCAATTAAAACTGGGTTTAACAAGATGGGCTATGTTCCTAAAACAATTGCTGCTCTTGGTTCTCCTTATGTTAATAATCCATTAGATGTAGCTAAGACTATTGCTGAACCTTTTGTTCCATTCCAAGTAAGTGCTGCTATGCAAGCACCTGAAGGTGAGAAGATTAAACGTGGTGTTGCAAGCTTTGTTGGTTTACCTATCTATGGTCAAACAAATAAAGCTAATACTTCTCCTGAAGTTTTAATGGAACGTAAAAAAACACGTAAAGAAACTATGAGAGCTAACAAAGAGAAGAAATTGGAGAGGATGTAATGGCTATTCAGTTACCACCAATTCCTAACAATCCAATTACAGATGCTTTTGTATGGCGTGATTGGTTCTTTAAAGTATCTCAGATCCTAGTACAGAATGCTGCTATTGCTTGGTCTAGCCTTAACTTTACTGGTTCTAATCTATTAGACATAGAGACAAGACAGCACAATGCTCTTCAAGATATGCAAGGTGGTTTTACTAATCAGTATTACCATCTTACTCTTGCTCAGTACAACAGTCTAGTTACTGGTCTTTCTTATGGTGCTTATCAGAACAATGCTGATCAGAACTTAGCTACTGCTAATACTCCTACTGTAGTAGTGTTTAATACTACGGACTATCAGAAGAATATATCACGGGCTTCTAATCAACTTACTATAGCTAATGCTGGTGTTTATAATGTACAGTATAGTCTACAGTTAGCTAATACAGATGCAGCTGAACATGCTGCTACTGTTTGGCTTCGTAAGAATGGTACTGATATTGTTGGTACAGCCAGTAAGTTTGATGTACCTAAAAAACATGGTTCTAGTGATGGGTATTTAATTGCTGCTGTTAACTTCTATGTTGATGTTACTGCTGGTCAATACCTAGAACTTGTTATAGCTGCAGATCAAGTAGAGAATGGTGTTACTGATGGTATTTATATAGAAGCTTATCCTGCACAGACTACTCCTTATGCTCATCCAAGTATTCCTAGCTCTGTTATAACTATAACCCAAGTGGCATAACTATGGACTTAAGTCAATTAAACAAACTTAAACAGTACCTTGTTTCTAATGCTATGGCCCCTGCTGAACTAGGAGCTAAGGGTGTTTACTCTGCTTGGAAAGAATCTATATCTCCTGAGTATAGGTTTGCTCTTCAGACACTTTATGGTAATAGAAAACAACCCTTTACTAATGAGGATTTAACTGCCTCTGAATTACAGGGTTACTCTGATATTATAAAAGAGACAGAACAAAGAAGAAAAGATACTTATCCATCTTTAATAAAAGACAATGAGTTTGCTCTTGAGACTCTTAATAAAGACTTAGCAGTAAAACAAGAACAGTTTAATAAACTTCCTAAAGATAGAAAGTACTGGACAGAAGATCATTGGGCTCTTTTCCAAGAACTACAAGATATGCAACGTCAAAAAGCTACTCTTCAGAATGATTATGACATTGCTAAAAGACGGACAGAGAAGTTTAAAGAAGGTAAGGGTGACGTTCAGTATAAGGACTATCAAAAGTTTAATAACCCTACAAATGACCCAAAGCAAGTTCAAGACTCTTCTATAGCTTTAGCTAATACTATAGGTGCTTTTAATTATCAAAAGACTCCTGAAGGATATAACATAAAAGATCGTTGGGACTTTGATAATAGTGTAGATCGTCCTTACATAGATAAGTATCAACAAGGAGGATACCCTGCTGTATTTAAAGATGTTTGGAACTCAGGGGATGTTGGTACTCTTCCAGTAGGATTAGCTATTAAAAAACTAGGTAGGGATGGTAGGGACATTAATATAACTGTTCCTAAATAAGAAGAATCATGATTATACTGATTACAGAAATGTAATGTTATGGTATAATATATGTACAGTACAAATTCGTACTAGACATTTAGGAGATTTATCATGTGGACATCACCATCAGCTACAGAAATGCGCTTTGGCTTCGAAGTAACTATGTACGTAATGAACAAATAACACTCAAATCCTCAGCAAGGCTATTTGCAGGGCCTGTGGCTGGTTTTAGGGTAAAAGAAAGGGGACAATATTCAGTCCCCTTTTTTATTGCGTTAGAGCTTCATTGCTGAAGCCACTTTTTAGCTAGCTACTGATAATTTTGCTTTTCGTGGGTTAAGATGCAATTCTACCTCATCCCATGTCTTAAAAACACTAACTGCTTGCTCAGGATGGTTCTGTCCGAAGACAACTTTAGTTGTTGAGACAATAAAACCGTTATCTGCTTTGTTAATTTGTACTTGATTGTAATCCATACTAACTCCAATTCGTTGTAATTAAAATTCTAACTATTAGTAAATCTAGTACGACGTAGGAAAACTCTTCATCCATTTCTAAATCCTTTCCAGAAACAAATTCTATTCCTAACATCATACCTGAAATAAAGCTAAGAGTAAAGTGCATTAGATACCTACCACTTCGCACACACCTGCAGTGCAACTTAACTCTTGTGTTCCTGTAGTAGTATCTTCCTCTTCTTTAAACTTAGACCAATCAACAACAGGGAACTTAGCTAAGAACTCATTGTAGAATTCCTCTGTTACTTCTTGGTATGGTGCTTGCTTATAAACGTGATCTGAGTGTGGTAAAAGAGACACACCTGAAACATCACTGAAGTTATTATAGATCCAAGCACCTACGTCTAAGAACTCGTTATCTTTATAGTACACAGTGATTGACGGATTATGTTCTGTCCAATGCTTCTGATATACACTATAAAGTTCTAACTGTTCTAAGGCGTTTGTTTCATTTCTAGTGATACCTGATTTGCTACCCTGCTGCGGGAAACTGAAGATCGTGATATCACTCGGTTTTGTGACGTCTGGCTCGTTTGGTATGCCTGCTTCTTTAAAGAACATTGTGAGTGGATCTTTGTTGTCCATTCGTACAGTTCTAATATAATGTTTACTGTATGCAGGATGAATCCCACTAGAGCAGCCCACCAACTGGGAGACAGTGCCTGAAGGCTTAACAGTAGTGATAGCAACAGACTCAGGAATACCAAGTTTGGAAGCCCATTCTTTATTGACTGCAATTGCATGTTCACGTAACTCCTTTAACCATTCAATACATTCTTGACTAGGTTTACTTAGTACAGGATGATCCATAATACCTGTCATACTTACACCTAGTAGTCGTTCTTCTTCTTGGTTCTTTCTCCACTCAGACCTTAAGTATCTAAAGTTTGTAAGCGTGGATTGAAATGTCCCGACAATTGTTGCGACTTCGATTTTTTCTTTAAGGTCAGCAAGGGTATCGTTCTCTCGGATGACAACTTCACTGAGATTACAAACTCCTTTAGATCGGAGGATAATTTCTCCGCAAGGGTTTGTACCGTAGTCATGACCATCAACATCTCGTCGTCCGTTAGAGGCTGCTTTCTTTGTAGCTGCCACTCGATTGAATAGTCCTCGTTCACCGCTCTTCGATTCATACAAAGTACCCCATTCCTTTAAGAAGATACCTACATCAGGTTTCTCCGTGTATGCTACCGAGTTATTGGCAAGAGCACGTTGTACATTGTCTTCCCACCAAGCACCGTTCTTAGCATTACGCATACGATCATCTGTTAGATTAGATAGACTGATGAGCGCACTACGACGAACACCACCAACAATAACAATATCAGCAACCTTACATACCAAGTCATGACATTCCAATGAGTTTAGTTTTCGTCCTGCGGCTCGTTTAAAAGTATGAACCGTAAATGCGAATAAGTCTTCAAGAGGTTTTGGGCCGCTTGCTCTACCACCAAAAGTCCTGAGTCGAGCTCCTGCAGGTCTAATTCCTGAGGTATCCCATTTTGGCAGTCTTCCAGAATATAGCAAGCTAATGAGTTCCCTATAAGCAGATGCCCAACCAATTCGTGAATCTTTAACTCTAATGGATGTGTCCGTTTCATGGAACTCCTCAGCTACAACTGGTAGGTTGTTAGTAAACTGTCGTTCTACAGAGAAACCAACACCAGTACCACACATTAATATATACATTACTTCATCAAAAGCTTTAGGACTGTCAATAGCTACAAAGCTACAGTTATAGCCAGCAATCTCATCACGGTCTAAAGCAGGACCTGCTGTCATAAGACAACGCATACTAGGCATTACTTTTAATTCTCGTATAGCTTTATTTACTTTCTCTTCAGGGAATACATCAAAACGATTCTTAAAGAATCCTGTGTATCTATTTACTGTTTCTTCCCAAGTCTCTCGACGGTTCTCATTAGGAACCCAGCGAGCATATCGACTTGCATGGATGAACTTTTGGTAATCAGTTAATGCCATTAATATGTTTCCTCATAGTCAGATAATTCATTGTTAAAGTATTCGTACTTGTCTTCAATACGGTCAAGGAAAGCCTCTACTAAATCCTCTGAGCTAATATTCAGGATCTCTAGTAGAGTAATTTCATCATACTGTGCGGCAAGACGTTTGGTAATTTCCAACAGAGTTAATGTCATTTTGCTTTCTTTTTAAAGTTGTTACTTAATATTATACTATACATAATCTTCGGTGTCAATCGAATCCTTGTATTTATCTTCAAGGTCTATTAATAAATCTATAAAGTGTTTAGCCTTTTCTAGATCTTGAACACCACCCTTAAGTCGCCAACGGCATAAGTATTTAATTGCTGTAGCTTCTAAATAAGGAATGTTATTTACATAACAGAACTCGACTGGTTGGATTGTAAACTCTTTGTAATGAGATCCCCCAACCTGTGTTGTAAGTGATGATAGTAGTTCCTCATTATGCCCCATACGTCGCCTTTAAATAATTAATTGATACTGCCATTTCGTCAAACGCCCCATCATTAACTTCATGAAGCATGTAAAAGCCACGCCAATGTTCATTGCCTTGTGGACCAAGATAGTCCTCATTGTGCTCGTAACACGAGCCAGCAATAATTGCTGTCATTTCTTTACCGTCAGCCCTACGGGCGTAAGCAATTTGTCGACCCTGTTGGTGTCCGGCAAAGCAGGACATGTGTTTCTTGGTTACTAACATTTGAGCACTGGTTACTGGTCGTCCCATAACACCAGAAGTAAAGTAATGAGAATAAGCAATACCACCAATTACCACCACCTCAAGGAACGGATACACTTCCCAACCGTAATCTTCATACTTAAGATCGCTAGTAGAAATGAGACCTTCAAGTTTTCTATCATACTCTACCGCCCTATCAATCCTATGTTCATGATTACCTAGAGTAAGAACTAAACGAGGATTCCAACGTTTATCTTTGTTACGAACCAATCGCTCTTGTTCTGCAACTATAGGACCCATTAGTGCATCCATACCTTTATGAGCAGCCTTGATGTCTGCCTTGTAAGTACGTCCTTCAAAGGACTTCTTACCAATGTCATAGCTAGATAGTGAAGGCATATCTGCGAAGTCACCAATACAAACTATTACATCGGGCTTCTTTTCAGAAGCATACTGACCTATCCAACTAAGATATTCTACAGATTGACCTGGCTTTACCTGGCAATCAGGAATTACTAAATGTTTCATCGGAATTTCTCCCTCTCATCTAACATACAGTTAGCTATTGCATAAGCTTTAGTAGCTAAGTGTGCTGGTGTACCTACTTTAGCATCAACTACTTTTATTAAACCATTGAGAGCCTCTAGTGCAAAGTAGTCTCGAAGGTTCATCCCTGTCCACATGCGTTTGTCTTTATCTACACAAGGGAAAGCAGGGGAGTTACCCCTTGGTGCTGTTTTCACATCACTCATTGTACTTGACCTCCTTGTTCTTGGAATAGATCTAACTCTTGTTGAGCTTCATTAGCAGCTATCTGAAAGATACCTTTACGGACTAATTCTTTAATACTGAAGTCCATTAAGAATGAAGCCTCATCTGGATCTACATGAAAGTCAAAGTCCAGAGACCCATCTTTATTTTGCGTACAGTTCGATATAAGCATTTAACCAATCCTTTCTAAAGTCTAACCATTGGAAACCGTTGGCTTCCGCCCACATCCAATAGGTAGTCTTACTTCTTTTGTTTATCTTATTGTCAGGGTTCATGAATAAAAAGATTACAGTTGTATCTGGATTGCATTCTTTAAACCATAGCATCTTCTGACGAGTATCTAAGTCTAACTTACCCTTTGCTTCTAGATAGATGTTCTTACGTCCAGTCTTAAAGTCAGGAATATAGACCCGATCCTTAGCAGGCTGTACATATTTGAACTTATCAGGTTCATACTTCGTCGAAGGGAATTTCTCCTTCAAAGTCTTCCAAACCTGTTCCTCCAGTTTGCTCTTGAATGTTGGCATTAAATTTTATACTCCAGTCTTCATCTACATTACGACGAATCCAAAGGACTCGCCCATTCATAAGGAATTCTTCATCGTTACCGTAAGCATTACGAACTGCTTTGAACATTTGATATTCGCTATCACAACCTTCAAGAATACGTTCTGCTTTCTTAGGACCAATTCCAGGGATACCTTTGATGTTATCGCTACGATCCCCTTGTAAACACTGCATATAGAAATGCTTTAGTCCATCCATGTAACCTACTGTTTGAAACTCATCCTTAACAAAGTTATAGTGTTGGCCTGGAATCATTAGAAGATCTTTATCTATAGTACAGATTATAGTTTCTTCTGTTTGATTAATGCCCATTGCATCATCAGCTTCTTGACCCTCACAGATTTCTGCATTCCAGTTCTTAACTAGATACTCTCGTATCTTCTGTAACCAAAATGGTTTCTCTGTTGGCCTGTGGGCCTTGTATTCTGGATAGATAGTCTTACGAAAGTTATTACTGCCTGTTAGATAGACCTTATACTCATCGGAGTCTGTATAGAAAAGTATCTTATCTACGATATCATCTACTTTACTAAATACATAATCCTCTGAGTCATCGTCTTCACAAGTACAAGCAGCACGATAAGCTACTATATCTCCATCTATTAATGCTGTTGTCATGATAATCCTTTAAGGTGGGGTACTAACTAACTTAACCCGAGTCGTGTGGGTGTTAGCTTTCCCCCATAACTAATTAATATGGAATATCATCATGCATGTCAGTGATCTCAGGTATAGCTTTAGCTTCTTCTTTACTAAAGACATAAGCCTCATACTCTTTGGCTAACCTAATAACATCATCACTATTAGGACTAGACTTAGCACCCACGGAAAGAGTACCAATAGCAGCACTAATGCTACTTTGTCGAACAATGTATACTTGACGGGCTGCCCGTTCTTCTTTGGTCTCATAGTTACTCCCTGTTACTTTACCACCTGTTGTAGGAGCACTGCTTGTTGCTGCTGCCGCTGGAGCTGATCCTTGACCAGAACCAATGTTAGTCCACTGCCAGTAACCGTTGTCATCTTTGGTTGTAACGACATCAACTACATCACCTTTGGTGAGATTCTTAATGTGATTAAACACACTTGGATTACTAAACGACATTAGCTTTTTGGTAGCTGTCTGACCGTTGTCACCTTTGTATGTTACTTCGATACTCTGATAGCTACGACCATTCTTAGCAGCGTGAGTATTTGGTGCACCTACATCTATAATATTAACTTGCATTTACTACCTCCAGGTTACCCCAATTAGGACCGACTTGACACTCGACCCGCATTGGAAGATTAAACTCTACTCCGAATAACTTCTCGAAGTTCTTTGGTACATCTGTAAAACATTTATCAACTAAATTTACTATACTAATATTATCGCATATCTTGTCATCTACGTCAAGGATTATTGAGTCATGTACAGTATTAATTAGCTTGACACCTTCTATTCCTTTAAGTCTATTACTGAGGGAAACTCTCGCAATGGACATGAGGTCCGCTCCAAGACCTTGGACAGGATAGTTAAGGATCTTTGTTCGAGGCCATTTAACTTTTCCATAACTAACTTCGGGCTCATAGTTGTACACTCGCCCTGTTGGCATAGTAAGTTTTCGATCTCGTTTAGCTTGATCGACAATGTTTGTATGCCACTTACCAAGCCCATCGTATTTACGATAGAACTCTCCAATGACACCTTCCCAGAACTGTTCTCCGCCAATGTCTTTAAAGTTAGGATCATTAGCATAAGAGTATGCAGATCCTCCGTAGATAAGGCGGAATACGAACGTCTTAGCAATGAGTCTACTTGGTAGATTAAATCGCTCTTGGTTGTCTGTGTGCTGGTCAACATTGTTCCATATCTCCTTAATAGCTGTCTGGTCTTGGCTTAGATAAGCTGCACAGATCCATTCAAGAGCCTTGGCATCCGCCTGAATCAAGCTCATTGTTGCACTCCTTTTGACATTGCTTTTCCTTTAGTTCTTTAGTTATTTGTTCAGCGTTGAACTCTGTAAACTCTTGTGTATAGTCTAAGTTAACTACGCCATAAACATCATTGTAATCTTTAGCTGTCATATCTGCTCCTGAATAATTCTTTAATTTCGCCATCAAAGTTCTGAAGGTTTGGTCTACTAGAACTGAGTCTTCCTGTTCTAGCAACACACTGATTAAGCTGTCCGTGTAATTTTCCTTCACTCCATTTCATCTCCTTTCTTAGTTTAACAAGTCCTTCATAGTAAGTAGATAGACGCTTCTCTAGAGTTGCTCTACGTAATAGTAACTCGACTAACTCCTTAGCGTTCTTACTTCCTTTGAGTGACTTAAGTGTTGCTTCATCTGTACTGAAGAACCCATCCTTGGCTAGCTCAGATCCACGCAATGGATTGATTAGCTTTGGAAAAGTAATAGGGTATTCTACCCATCTTTCTTTTGGTTCACCAGCTCTAGTACCCGTTTTAAAAACTCCAATAACTTCTCTACGCTTAAGACTAATAGTCCCGCCATAAAGTAAAGCAGAGAGGTGCTCAGTAGAATTACTATTGAAATCAGGAGTGTTGTGATATTCCATAAGAAGTACATCAAGCCCCTTAATTTGCTCTGTAAGATCTTGAGCCAGTTCTGTACTACGAGCTTCATCAAATATAAGTCCATTGTATTCCATCTCCTCTAAGACTAATAGATCTTGGTTGTGTAAACTAATTAATCGCTGTAGCTGTGGGCTACTAGCGTTAACTTCCTCTAACTGTTTAAGATATACTTGATACGTTAAGTCCAAGTCACCCTGTAAGTACTCTTCAAGGATGTCTCGTGGTACATTAGTTGTGTCAATTCCATTCTTCCAATACTCAGTACTAACCACGTCAAGCTTAGTACCCAAGCCATAATGAGCAGCGACACCATTGAGAGATGGGTAGCTTGCCGTTTGTCCAGACAGTATAAAATGTACAAGCTGACAATCCCAAATACGTTTATTGCTAAAAGTAATTCCATATCGTCTTATCCAATGTAGATCAAATTTAATATTGAAACCAATTAGTAACTCGCTGTCATCAATGCTACTCTGTATAGATAAAAGGTTACTCCCATAAGGATCAGAATTGTATTCAATAGGATGCAGAACAGTAGTATTCTCATTAAGAAGTCCCACATAGCACAGCCTATTTGTTTCATCAAAGGGATTACCTTTATTGCTAATAGTTGTTTCAACATCAAGTACCAACCTTTTCATTTTGTTTCCTTAGTAAGTATTGTATCATAAGTACTGATACCATGCCAAGTCCAAAGGCTTGGTAATAACATTGAATGTAGTATATTATATCAGATATCCTCATAACGTGCAACCTCTGGTTTAATTAATACTTGAGTAGAGCCATGTCGTAAGTCTGGCATAGTATCTTCATCGCCTATTAGTTTGTTCTTGACAATGTTGAAGTACCGAGTCCGTGATGTATTGTCTTGTTCTTTACCAATACCTAGAATCCAGTCAGCTTCACCTTGCTTCGCAGTCTTGCTGCCGTCTACCATGTCCATCGTAAGAAAGAGTTTACCTTCTGCCTCACCGCTGGCTTGGCTAACAGCAATGACAGGTGCATATGTCTTAGCAATTTCACGGGCCCATTGGTAGATTGCTTTGAGTTCCAAATCATTTCGTTCTCCTTTGAATCCTTTGATCTTATCGATCTGATCAAATATAATTAGTGCTGGGTTACTGTTCTTAAGAATGTTCTCAATACGAAACTTACTGTTTGAATCTTCGAAGTCAAGTATCTTGATACGATTACCAGTAGCCTCTATGTACCTACGTTGTTGTCGTTCTCTGTCCCTGAATAGGTAGTCTGTATTAAGATTAAGTGCAGCTTGGTAGCATCTGATTGCAACCTTTGACCCTTGTTCTTCGTTATTAAACCAAAGCACTTCTCCCTCTGTTTGACTAACCATGTGAGTAATCTCACTAGCGAGGAACGTGGTTTTCCCAGTCTCAGGTCTTGCAAAAATAAAGCCAAAGTCACCTTTTCTAAGAGAGCCAAGAGCTTGATTAAGCCAGTTAACACGCCATCGCAGACCAGGTGTTGCCACTTGCGATTCATACAATCCCTCCAAGTCCATGACAATGGGTTTAGGTTCATCTAATTCTATCTCTTGATGTTCGAACTTGTTAAGTAAATCTAACAGATCTTGGACTGGTTTCTTACCAGTCTCTACATCTAATGATACTAGAGCTACCTCGCCTGCAATGGCTCGGTGTCTATGCTCATCTAAGAGCCCAATAAGGGCCTCTTTGTTTGTAATGTCTTGAGCATCTATGTCATCTAAGAGAAGCTTTAGTTCTTTTCTTTCTTGTTCTTTTAATAAATACTCTGTATTATAAAATATA